GTAAAGAGAAACTCAAACTCAGAGAGCAAGCTCTTCTCATTTTGTTAAGTAGATATGGTGTTGAACTTGACAACACAAGAAAATCAAAGTATGCTAATCAATCTATATACGAGTGTGCCCATGACTGGGTATCTCAAGGTAATGTAAACTGTAACGGCATTACCAAATACTACGAGGCTTATTATGCAAAAAGTAATTAATGTTTTAGCAGTTCTCTCTTTTGTAGGAACTGCAGGTATTATCGGTGGAGGAACATATGTTTATCTCCAGCGGGATTCTATCATCGAACAAGTCAAAGAAGGAGTTGCATCTGCAGCAGCAGAAGCGATTGCTGGACAACTTCCTGGAATGATGGACGCTGCAATGCCAGAACTTCCTTCTGCTACTGGTGGTGCTATTCCTTCTACAGCAGGTGCTGCTGCTCTTCCCTTCTGATAATCTCTTATGAAAAAAATTATTATGAGTTTGCTGGCAGCAGCATCGATTGCTGCCCCAGTACTCGCTGATCCAATTGATGAGAATGATTACTATACTAATCATTCAATGGGGTGCATGTTACTCAGAGAGTGTACTGATGAAGTCAAACAAGTCTTTAGTGTTTTGGATATCTCTAGTGAGTATCCTAATACTGATGATTTTTATTCTGTTGCAAACGAATTCAACAATATGCTTGTCGCCCTTAACCAGGTCGGAGTTAACGTGTTTCTAGCAGATGAAAAATATTTCCCAGTTGGACACCGTGGTGTGTATCATACGGTAAGCAATAACTTCTTTCTAAACAAAACATTCATGAAGCGTCCTCATGTATTGATGAGTGTAATGCGTCATGAAGGATGGCACGCTGCACAAGACTGCATGGCAGGCACCATTGATAATAGCATGATTGCTATCATTATGCCTGAGGATTCTGTCCCTGAGATGTGGCAAGAGATGGCACGGAGAGCATATGTATTGCAACCCGCTGCTATTCCTTGGGAGAAAGAAGCAACCTGGGCAGGTAAAACTGAAGGTATGACTCTTAAAGCACTTACATCGTGTGCTGCAGGAACTATGTGGTCTGATTATGATCCTACTCCAATGACCCGTGAATGGTTAGTCAAAGAAGGATATATTTCTAAATAGAAATGCGTTGCTCCATATGGAATGCCAGAAGAGATTAAGAAGGAAGATGTCAAAAAGAAAGGTATCATTGGAAAGATAAAGGAAGCTTCAAATGATAAAGAAGAGCAACTTGATATTCTTTCTACCTTTGTTCGCCTTGGTATTCTTGTCTGGTCTGGGGGAATACTCACGCTGGCGTATATTCAACTACCACCCGTACTCGGTATACCCGAGCAAAAACTAGATCCAACTTTTATCGCAAGTGTCTTTACCGGGGTGCTTGCGACTTTTGGTGTCCAGGCAGCAAAGAAATCAGGCAATGGAAATGGAAATGGTAATGGTTCCTCAAATGGTGGTAGTGGTATTACCAAAGCAGACATGGAAAGATTGATTGCTGCTGCATCCCAGACTGCACCATCTCAGACTATTAGAGTCGAGCAAGGACCAATCAAAATCGTAACCGATTCCGATCAACCCCCTTACAAAATGTAAACATGGCAAACTCTACTTTTAAATTGTGTGCTCTTAGTATCGGTGGCATTATTGCATTCGCCCATATTGGAGCACTGGGTCATTTAATAAAATCTAAAGGACCCCAATATCCAGTCATCAACTTCCCTGCGGGTGATTATTCTTCATATAAAGTAGAAGCAGGAAAAGATGGATATACAATAGAATATAAAGCAAACGATCCTGCTATCTTAGAATCGCAAAGGTCGTTGTCTTCAGATAGTAATAAGAAAGGTTTCTTTGGTGGTGGTACTGAGAGTCGCCGTGAATGGCGTAAAGATCAATTCACTATGGATGGCACTAGGAATTTAGGAGGTGCCACATTAGACGGCGAGGGAAAGTCTGCAAAAGACGTAGAGTGTATCGTGGCGGACGCTGGAGCACGGAGTCAAGGTGCGATGGCAGGAACTAGTATTGCTGCTGGAGTTGGTGTTCCTGCTGTGATTGGCATTCCATATGTTGGATGGTTGGCAGCTGGTTGGGTATCACTTTTAGGTGGTAGAGTAGGTTCTAGTGTTGGGTCTACAGTTGGTAGTGTATTTAATGATTGCTAATGAATTTAATTCTTCGTCCTCTTGATAATGTTGTTGATCCTGTTTGGAGTGTAATTATTTCCTTAATCATACTTCTTGCTGGTGTTACATACTATATCGTCTATATAATGCGTATGGCTTTCGATGAATTGGAAGATGAGTGACCTTACAAATAAAGATGCGGAGCAGGATACAAAGATTGCTGTAATGGACAGTACTCTAGAGAATTCTATTCGCCGCATTGAAATGGTTCATAAACGTGTTGATGATACGAACGAAGAAATAGAAAAACTTCGTGATCGTATCCGCACGTTAGAACGTTGGGTTGCTGGTGCTGGTGCTGTAATCGCAGCGGCAACATTTATTATAGGTGTAGCAGTATCAGTAGAGTCTAAAGAACTTTTTGAAGAGGAAGACCGAGCAATCGGAGTCTTCCCGCATAAGATTTGGCAATATGAATTTGAGCAAAAATTTTTTGGACCTGATGAAGTCATAGATAAAGCACTAATGGAGTGGAACCAATGGGAGCAATGACCCCACCTAGCAGGAAGTCCTGCTACAACTTTCGAGTAACGGAGATTAATCGTGTTCTTGATGGCGATACTATCGATGTCACCATTGATCTTGGGTTTGATCTATACAAGAAAGAAAGAGTTAGAGTTGCAGGAGTTGATACGCCAGAGAAGAGGACGAAGAACTTAGAGGAGAAGGCACTTGGAATCGACGCAACCAACTGGCTCAAAGAGAAACTGGAGAGTACTATCGCTGGTGACGATGAGTTGTCTGTTAGGACTGAACTTGTTGGTGGCGTCGGTAAATATGGGCGTCTTCTGGGTTGGCTTTACATTGGGGACGGAACTGTGTCCCTTAACGAGCAAATGATCGAAGAAGGTTATGCTCATGCCTATGATGGTGGTACTAAAGATATGAACCTTGAAGCACTTAGGGAAATTAGGAGAGCACATGGTACTCTGGTTGAGTAATGATTCCAGAAATACGATTAGGTGATATTGATGTTGGAATTACTCAAATTGGTAATTTAAATGTTAATGTAATGCCTGATTGGATGGTCAATCCTCCACAGGCATTACCAGTTTACCCACCCGTGACTACACAGGTGGGTATTCCTATTGTTAATATACCTGGGTGTGTTGAGTCCCATAGGGATAGTGGTGAGAATCAAACACTGAAGGATGAAGATAAGGATGGTGTCCAGACATTCTGTGATGCTGGAACACCTAGTTTTTATCCTATTGATTATGATCCAAATAATTTAGAGTTGACAACAGAGGCACCACCACCTCCACCTATGAAATCTCCTGAGACAGAAAAAGATGCTCCACCAGCTCCTGAAGCACCATCAGCTCCTAAAACCGATGCTGTGATAGCAGAGTGTCCTACAAGAGAGCAGCAGTTAAAGAACCCTGTAGGAAAAGTATTACAAAACAATAAAAAGATAGTCAGGTATGAGACAGTAGGAAAAGAATGTCTCCCTGTATTTGATAATTTAAATGTACCAGATCAGATTATTGCCAATCTACCATCACCAGGTGCTGTCACTGTTACTGCATCTATTGCTGTGGTGGCAACGACCTCGGCACTGCTTGCAAAACCTCTTGCTGATCTTTTGTTAAAAGTGGTGAAACCTGTAACGAAGAAGATTGTGAAGAAGATTGCGACCTTGCGGGGTAAGAAACCCCCGGTATTGTCTGCTGCTGAGAGGAAGGCGGAGCAACGGGATAGGAACCGGGCGATAAAGATTCTACGTTCGGCACTGAAACCGAAGGGATAGAGTGACGATGTTGCTTTACGGTATTAACATTTTGAACTACTACGTCAGCACACACTTTAAAATAAGGACTCCTGGGATGGAAACTGATTCCTCTCTGCATTAGTTCACCACAATTCTTAAGTCTTGCAATTTCAAAGTCTAATCTTTTGTTAGCAAGCATCTGACCTTGTAAAGCGATCTGTGTATCTGCTGCGCTCTTGCAACGTTCTTGTAATCCACCATCAAGTGGAAAAGAGATTGTTGCAGATAATCCAAGACTAGTGCTGTAGTTTCTAGTGTCACCAGTTCTTACTGGTTTCTGCCAGAGTTCTGATCCTGGATTATCGGGCACACCATCACCTTGCATTTCCATAGTGGTGATAGGCATGTCCGCACCATCTGCATAGGCACGAACTATTTCACCCTCTGAGTTTGTATATGTTCTATCATCATAATGTTCAGACCAAGGCCAGTTCTTTACAGTTCTTGTGACTTCTACTAATCTTCCTTCAAAATCTCTTCCATCATATTGAGGTTCCATATAGTATCTTTCAAATGGATCCTTTTCATTACGAGCATGAGTAATGAATGGTGTGATATTAGCAGTAGGACCTTGACATGCAATGCCACCACCATATTGGTTGGTTATATATGGTCCTTGTAAAACCTGAATGGCCTGGTTGGTAACTGAGCCTGAACTATTTGCGATTGGGTTTGCTGTTGCACTTACACCCCCTACATCCGCTGCATGAGCAGGGACAGTTACAACCGCAGTCAGGGCAGATAGACATAATACTTTTATTGGGTAAAGATACTTGTGGTGTCTGTGATGCTTGTAACGTCCGTAACTCTTTGAATCACAGTTTGATTTGTCACTCCAGGTCCCATGTATGTCTGGGTAAACTGGAATGCTTCTCCTGGAGTTGCGATTGTGAAACTCTGTCCATTTAAATCGAGACCAGAGTTGGCACTTGTTACTTGCCCCTCTGTTCCTCCTAATGGATTCACTACCACTGAGTTGGTTGTTGGGTTGGGACTTAGAGATTGTCCCCCGTTGGTCACGTTTGAACCCGATACTGAATATTGCCATCCTGTTGCATAGTCTATAGAGTTAATCGTTTCAGTCACCTTCGACGTTGTTTCCGTGTGACTTGTCATTGATCCCTGTGTGAAGTTTGGGACCACGGGGACCGCCTGGGCAGGAGCAAGTATGACACTTGCACCCACCACACTCATTACATACCAAAAGATTGTCCTTCCAGAAGTCATGTTTTCTGACCTCCATTATTTAGTGTAGGATCGTGAGCTCACTGACAAATTGACCAGTAGCATTTGTACCAGCTCCACCAGCAGTCAAAGTAATCGCACCAGCACTGGTGAGAGTACCAGCAAGAGAACCAGCAGTTCCTGCAGTTGTAGATGTAATGTTGCCGAAGTTTGCTACATCACCTACAGTGACTGCACTAGTTGGGATTGCATCAGCCTGTGTATAAGACTGAGAGAAACTAAAAGCGTTTCCTGGAGTGTCTTGAGTGGCAGCAATAGTACCTGGAGAATAAACACCAGAAGTAATTGCACCAGTAGAGATTGTATTAACTGTTGT